CGAGGGTTGAGCATAGCCTCCCCGTTCATAGGGTTGCCGTGGTGTGATTTGGTGTGGTCCCTGTCTGTGCCGGGACTGTTATCGTCATCGGGAATAGCCCTTGCGCCATTGAAGTCGTCGTAGTAGCCAGCAAGCCACACTTGATACTTCTTCTCTACAGTTCTTACCATACACTCACCCAACTTAAGCAGCAACTTGCATATTGTAGCCGCTAAGGTTTCCTCTACTCTCTATCTCTTCTATATTAGAGCCACCAATATTAGTTCCTCCAAATTTATATATAGTCTTATCACTCATTATTCCTCCATTATCTTTTGTATCTTATGTAGTTTATCTTCAACTACATTGTATATATCCCATTGTTTTTTATTATCACTTATTACTGCTCTAATAAAATGGAATAAATCCATGTCACCTTTTTTGAGAAATTGCTTTTTACTCCCACTCCAATAATCACTTTCAAGATATTTCTCAATGTCTTCTGGTATCTTCCTATCACTTAATATTTTAGTGATACCAACTATCTGATTTAGTTTCATGCTTCCTCCTTGTTTAATTGTTCATGTAGTTTTTCAAATTGTTCTGCCCACTTGTTCATTGTTAAGGTATCTGAATAGTCACTTACAATATCCTCATCACTTTCATTGTAAGGAATAAACCATGCCCAACCAATTCTTTTATTTCTATTATCATAGCAAACAATTTCAGTTTGATAATCCTTGATTGCTCTTCTAATCTTTTTATAATCTTTAGAGTTTTCAAGTGAAAATCTTGCTTCCTCTTTATCATAAACACTTATAGTCCATTCAGGTTTTTCTTTTAATATGTACTGCACCATATTAAAATGTCCTTGTTTATATTCAACTGCATCTTTTATAGTTTCAACATTCATTTAACCTCCTCACCTTGTTTATTAAAAGACTTTTTTATATTTGGTACATATAATATTCCATTGTCTTTTAAATATTTTAACATACTTTTAAACCACTCATTGTTTATTCTATGTTGATTATTATTTAAACCTTTGTAATACTTCTCACTCCAGTTCATTTAACCTCCACAATTAGAATTATTATTAGCAATAACTCTCTCTTGAAATCTTTTATTTCTAAAATCTTCCTCATCTTTTAATGCTAACAACCTTAACTTATTGTACACCTCATCTGCTAAAGGTTTACAAACTAATAAACCATTAACAATCTTATCTGCATCTGCACTTATAGACTTGCTTTTCATTTATCCTCCATTGTTTATTGTTTATTGACTACTACAAAATTGTGGCAACAATATGTCATCATCAATTCTTTTTTTGCATATCAGCTATGTGTTTTTTGCATAGCTAATTTTCTTATTGTATGTAATAAAGATTTTAATTCTTTATCTATTGCAAATAATTCTGACTGATACCCATAATCAGTAGTATCACTCCAATGAGCATAACCCCAGTATTTTAAATGGTCATCCAATTCTAATTGATTATTTTTAATTCTATTTTTTAATAATTTTATTATTGGTTTATAGTTATGCATACAACCTCCAGTTGTTATAAGTTTATTATTTTTGCTTCACCATTTACTACAATATGAATTGCTAATTGTCCAGTTAACACTCCATATTTTTTAGCAAGTGTTAAAAAGATTTTTTTCTGCAATTTCTTAATCGCAAATTGATATATATTTATTTGCTCATCATATAATTTATTTGCATTAAGCCATTTGCCTTGTCCTTTAAAGCTAGTCAACCCTCCAAACTTTTTACTTGCCTCAACCTCCAGTTGATTTAAGTATCTTCTATTAGACTTGCCCTGATTGTCAAGTTCTGGTAGATTTAATTGTACTTGTATCATTCACCCTCCATAAAGTTATAAGCTACATTCATTGCAAATATTCCAAAAAATAACATACTCAAAAATATATTATAAAAGAATACTGCTGATATTACACTCGCAAATATTAAACTCAACCATAATATTACATGGTACATACAACCTCCAGTTGTTATTTATTTTTAAATGGTTCTGTTTCTTCTATTCCTATTTTACCTTGTTTTTCAATTTGATGTTCAATAAAATCATCATCAATTTTATTTCTATCTTCCTCTTCAAAAATCTTCTCTAATTCTCTCAAGATTTTAGGGTCATTTAATTTACTCCAATTTATAGCTTTATTAAAGCCAAATGGGTCTTTTTGTTTTTTCATATTTCCTCCATTGTTTATTATTGCTTACAACTATTTTGTGTCAAAATCAACACAAAATTGTGGCAAGATTATGTCATTACATAATTTTATTTTTAAGCAATTCCTGAAAGTCTTTATATCTCATTCTATATTCTCTATTACTTCCAGTTAACTCTTCAATTCTATTAAGGTGTTTAGCTGTTGTAATACTCCAAACATTCTCGCAAACATAAGTGTCAATTGGTGTTTTAATTGCTACTGGTGTGCTGTAGCTGTAATAAATTGTATTACTACCTTGATGCTCATAATATAATGATTTATTGTCTATTTGATTTTTCATTTTTCTCCTATAAGTTGTGTTAGTTTTCTCTCCTTTCTGTTGTGTGTGTTATATTTTAAAGTAAAATATTAACTTACTCTTTTTATACTTTCAAATGTTATGCAAAAACTAACAAAAACCATTTTTACTTATATAAAAATTCTTTAAATTGTTTACTATAAAATTGTGGCAAAATTATGACACAACCTATAGTTGTTGTTCTATTTCTTTTTGGTCTATTTCTTTTATTTTTTTAGTTCCATCCAAAATAATTTGTAATTGTTTTTCATTAAAATTATTTAAAATAGATTTTAAAACGACATATTGATACTCAAAATTTTCAATTTCTCTATATTTTACATCAATATGATTTATTAGTACATTTTTTTTATGACTTGTTTTTTTGTCTACTTTCATACAACCTCCAGTTGTAGTTGGTTTATATTTAACAATTGTATTAATTCTGAGTTAACAAATATTCTAATACAATCTATGGTTGTTTTTAATAAGATTTAGACTACAACCTCTAATTATGCTATCGTTATTGTTAGCATATTTGAAAAACCATTTTTCAAAATCAGGGTTATTTTTTAAATCTTTTAAATAATTCATAAAAGCAATATAATGATTTTTATCATCTTGATTTATATTCTTATATGTACACCAGTTAATATAAATCTTTTTTATATTCCTTCTATTTTTTCTTTTATTTAAATTTAAAAACATGATACACTTAGAGCATATAATTGTGGCAAGATTATGTCAGGTATATCAATTAATATATATTATTATTGCATATCTGGTATGTGTGAATTGCATACCTATACAACCTACAAGCGACCCCCCAGCTTCAAAAATTTTTTAATATTATAGATGAATTTGCCAGATTATTTTGATGCTTGAAATATTCAATTAAGGGTTGATTTTGTTGATACAACTGAAAATTGTGTGAGGGTTT